TCGTACTGTGTGATAACGTGAAGTGTGCTATCAGGAGCATCAGCAGTCCAATTGCCATCAGTATCAGTTACAACACGATTTGCGAACTCATTCTCTGCTTCGTCAATGATCAGAACATCGGCACCTTCAACTGGATCATCGTGCATCGTCACAGATCCAGAGAGCTCAATCGATCCATACCAATCATCACTCTGGAAAACATCGTATTCAGGCCAAGCACTGAATGATTCGTACAGGGGCATACCAATACTGGTGTTCTCCCAAACACTGTCACCAGTATTCGTTACAGCATACGTATTCTCACTATCTCGTACGTTAGCGAATACATTACCATCGGGTGTTACACTGAGTGATGTAGTCCATGTATTACCCGACAACGATGCCAGCTCTGTACTCCAAACTATATCGAATGTATCATAATCGTAGGCGTTTACTTCGGTACCGCTAGTTCCGGAGAAAATGGTACCAGTATCATCATCAACAACGAGATTGGATGAATGATCATTAGAAGAGTCGGTATTGAACCCTAGCTCACTTCCATCCCAACCATCGTACTTTGAGATCGCGGTTGATGAAGAATTAGACATGAACCAGTAACCGTTGTAATAAAGAACTCCTGCAAGATCTTGTCCCGTGGGTGCCCAATTGCTTACCTCATCACCAGTATCAGGATCTATACGGTGAATAACATCATCACCATACGAACACGTGTATAGATACTCTTGATCACGAGTAAAATCCATTACTTCCTCATTTGGTGCAAATGATGTGTACAGATGATCACCAGAATCTCTATCAAACGCATGATACCGCCCATCTTCACCAACATAGACGTGATTCTTATCAGGCCACAAGAAGAGTTTACTAACTGCTAAAAACCCATCACTCCACCGCCACTGTTCCTCAAAATTCTCGTCGAACTTTGCAATCTCACCGTTTCCATCATAGCCAACGTAGATGTTTCCATCCAAGTCAATGAGTGTAGAACTGACTTCATTTCCTGCAGAAAATGAACCGACTTGATCGCCAGTATCTACGTCTAGTAATAGTACTTCAGTTCCACCGTCGTTGTGTGTATATAGATGTTCTCCGGGCATAGATTAGTGTGATATAAATTAGTTTTCTTCGAACCAGAACCCATCTTCTTCACTGTAGTAGGGTTGTGCTGGGCTATCTTCAGTTTCAGGACTTGGAATCAGTTCCACCTCAATAGCATCTCTCGCCTTGGAATACGAGATGTTTTCTGGTTGATGGTGTGTGTGAGTTACTCGTCCGTCTTCATCAGTCCAAATCAGTGGCATGAGTATATAATAAAATGAATAGTTAGTTCAGTCTCAGTACGTGTGCGACAAAACCACAACTGGATCAGTTGTCAACAATGGGGATAATCGCGCACCGACAACGAGGGTGCACAGGAATGAGCCCCCGTGCTTCCTCAATCGTGTACGTGTTCCCATGTAACGGCGCACACTTCGGACAGACACGACTGTCGCCCGCTGTGTGAAGCTCTACATCTACTGCAACCTCATCGAACCCTTCCGACTCAAGCCGATCCAAGGAGCCCTCAGCGTGCGCATGGATGATCTCAGTTTGCGACAACGTTTCCGCTCGAGTCATCCCGATCTTCTCAACGCGATCGTTAATCTGATTGGCTGCCTTGCGTGGATTCCACCCCTCAGAGAGTGCACTCGAAAGCTCTCGTGAGATCTGTGTATCCATCTCTTGGGTGATTCCCTCAAGTCCATCGTATGTTCGAGTGTAGATCATCTCGATTTTCGACGAGTGGATGGGTTGGTTGAACACGGCTTCTATGTCGTCAAACACCTCAACGTCGCCACCCTGCTTCCGGATGTTGGAGCCAGTGTCAGTGACACCCTTGGCGTACGCCTTCTGAACGTACTGGGCAGTCCAGTGATCGCCTCGACGGACAGCGTCACCGTCTGTCGGAACCAACACCCCATCATCAACGCGCTCTCGAAGCCACGCCTGGAAGCGCTGACGCTTTTCGGGATCAGACAGGAACTGGTAGTCGTCTGGATCAGGCGCTCTATTGACGGCTCGTTGGCTGCCGAGATGGAGTACGTCTAGATCTTCGACTGACTCGCGAACGTCTCCCTTCAGAGAACGGAATCGTTTCTGCGTCTCTGACTCAAAGTCGCCTCGAAGGGTACTGGTTCGCGTCGGATCTTGAGTTGGCACGGATAATGGGGGGTGTGTCTAAACAGCACTGCGTTCAGTTGGTAGTCGATGCAAGTGTGCGACGTGATCAGAGGACAGCGTGTGGTTCAACTCACAGTGTGTGAGTCCACGTTTTCATGGCTAACTCTGAGCCGGCTGCTCTTCTGATTCAGTCGATGTGTCGAGTTCAAGATTCTCGAAGCTCCCAACCGAATCAGGCGTCGATGGTTCACCATAGAGCTCCTCGAATTGGGCTTGGACTTCTTCGTCTGATTCGTCCAGTCCGTCTTCGAGTAGACTCTCTGACTGTCCATCCTGATCAGGCAACCCGAGAAGATCACGCATCTCTTCTGGCGGGACAATGTCACTCGGATTCCCTTCATCACCAGCAGCAGCTTGGAGTCCACGACAGAACTCAGCGAACTGTGATGCATCGAAGTCATCGCGCTGGAGCGGGTTCTCACCCAGTGATTTCTCGATAGATAGCTCCACAGATGCAATGTCGCTCTCACTGTAACCGAGCTCCTCGGCCTTGCGTCGAATAACAGGCGTAAATCGTTTCTCGAGCTGACGTCGTTTGTTGTCGACTTTCCGCTCGTACTGCGGAGACTGCTCGGACGTAACGTCTCGATTGATACTGTCAGTAAAGCCGAGCTTGTACTTCGGCACTGGAAGTGCGGAGACGATCTCTTCGACGTACCAATCGAGGAGTTCCTCTACTTCAGGCACTTCACCTTCAACGCGATCAACGTTGACATCACCCGGAACGAAGTCCTTCTGGTTCGAGCTCCAGTTGCCGTTCTTGTGCTCGTCTCGGTACTTCTGCATCTTGTCTTCGGGCCAGATGCCGGCGCGTGGATCGGCTACATCACCATTCGGCTCACCCATGTAGAACACCCAGAGTGGATACCCCTTCGAGTGGATGGCCTCGCCGACGTCGTCCAGCATCCGGTAGAGCTCGTCGATCTCACTTGAGACGGGTTCGATAGAACTGTTGCCGAAGATATCGGATGTATCTGGATCTTTTACGATCTTGATGATGTCATTCTGTGACAGTGGGATCGTATCCTTGCTGTCGAAAGGGCCGGCGAGTGCTTTGTTGTCCCACTGTCCGTATGCAGCTGCCTCACTACGAGGCGTGGTATCAACGCCCGTCAGATCTGTATCTTCGGGCCGAATGAGGACAGCCTGTTTCTCGTAGGTGTACGCAGAGACAGTTGAGACGTTAATCAGGCGGAAGCCCCATATCTCATCCCCATTTTCTGCTTTCGGAACGATCTCGACAAGTGCAGTCCCACGAACTTCCTCCTGGATGATCGATCCGTCGAGGATCTCGGCGAAATCGCGGTGTGATTCGCCCGCAACAATCGCCGAATTCGATAACCAATCTTCGAGTTCCTCACTCAGCTGCTCATTGTCACTCTCAACACGATATCCTGGTGCTGTAATGTCCTCTGCGTAGATGTCGATCCCGCGTCGGACGATCGGACAGGTGCGATACTGATCCCAGAAGTGCTCTAGATCGCCTTTATTTGGGCGAATGCGGTGTGTATCACCCGAAAGTGTGTAGTATCCGTATTCGTCCGCTCGATTCTCCGACTGTACGTCGGGCTCGCCTTGGCTCAAAAAGGCAGATTGTAGTCGTTTACGTAAACTCATAAGTTAGGTATGTCAGAAAATTGTCTGCAATCAGTACGAGAAGAACGCGTACCCAGCGTTCGACGAGGCTTTGTCGACTGTCAGGCCCCACGCAGCGAGTGAGACTGCATCAAGCAAGTCAGGAGATCGTCCAAGAGCAGTGCTCTTTTTCAAATCCGACTTCGAGGTAGCCTTCCACGTAGTTCCACTTTTGAGAGACTTCTCCTCGAGCTCTATATGACGAGCAGCCTCTCTAAGTTCAGATGCGACGTCGCTACGTGGTTCGATAGCACCGTTTTCTAACCACTGGCCGAGCTCGCAGAGTGCTTCGGTTCGACAGTCGTTGTACTTTTTTCGCTGCCGAGCGTTCTCGCTTGCCTTGTAGCGTGTGACGTTGTAGCCCTCACGTTTGAGCTCATCAGCGATGCCTGATCCCTCGCCGATTGCGTCCATGATGACGGGAGTGTGTGAGTCCTCCACGTGCCTCTCAACGAGGCGTTTGTTTACCGAGTGATCTCCAGGCGACTCGACTGATTCGAGAATATCCACACGCTTCGGTGTGATCCCAGCAATTACTGTCCGATCACCACCACCTCGGGCAACGTCGACACCGTAGACGTCGTATCCAACGTCTGCATCGGCGTCGATAGCTTGCCAATTGTTCTCTCCAGTGGTGACATCCTCCGCATAGAACGGACGGACAGACTTCGCGCCCGTAGGTGGAATGACGCCAAGTCGACGTCGGTACCAGCGCTCGTCGAGGCCCTTCTCAGTGCACTCTAAGATACCTGTCTCCTCGTCCCGCTCGAGCGTCTCGGCCATACTATCGAAGCCGGGGAAGTTCTCGCGGTTCCACGAGCGATAGTCCTCTCGGATCTGGTTGAGATCAACCAGTCCGGGTATCTTGTTACCTTCTACCAATCCAGCATCTAATTGTGCATTGTGTGAGTCAAGCGACGAGAACTGGATTACCTCGTACCGAGGATCAACCATTAGATCGTACAGGGAGTTCCCTTCGTCTCGAGGTGGATTGCCAATCACTACCATACGATCTTTCTCGTCAGTGATCGACGATTGCGCTGAGTCGAAGTGCTCCTGGGTGATGTCGGGTTTGTCAGACTCGTCGACAACCACCAGGACGCGTTCGTTGTGACGTCCTTCGAGGTTGTCTGGGTATCGCCCTGAGATACAGCGGAAGTAGTGCTCTGGATCGTCTTCAAACTCGATTCTCGGCGACGATTTTTTGACTTCTCCACCGAGCGGGAATCGCTCTTTTGCACCCTTTAACAGCGACTCCATCGGCTTGAACGTCGCTTCCTCCATCTGCGAATAGCTCCCAGATGTCATCAGGACGGTTGAGTTGGGGTTGGTGTACAGAAATGCGAGATTCAGGCAGGCAACGGCGAATGATTTGCCGACACCATTGCCCGAGACGATAATGAGGTGCTTGTTACGCGTGACTGCACGGAGGATCTTCTTTTGAACCTCTGCCAGTTGGACTCCCAACACGTCATC